AATCTCTGAGAGCTTAGTGGACACGATCTGGTTTGGTTTGGGGGTGAACTCCTTACCGTTCTTGTCGAGACGAAGTGCATCGTCCCAGAAATATCGCGGCTTTGTGTTACCAGTGTCCTTGTCTTCCACTGAATACTGCGCTGGGTACTTAGCGAACTCCCGGTCAAATATCGACTCGGTTTCCTCCATGACGAGACTGAACATGTGTTGCTCGGTCTTCTTACCCGTAGTAGTCTTGAACTTGTCGGCCTTGAAGCCGGAATACCAGCTCCGAACTCGGACGTCGCCAATAACCGCACGATCCTCAAAGTGTTCGAAGTAGTTAGCCAACTCGTCCCGAAGCTTGTGCCTAGGCATCTTGTACTCCACTCCGGTTTCCTCGATGAACCGCTTGTACAGTTCGAAAGCCTGGTTGAGCGTAACGCCACCCTGCTCCTCGAAGAGGTCGTAGTGAGCCTCAATGAAGTTGAAGAACACGTCCGTCTGAAGCATCATCTCCACGGGCTTGTACCCCGAGTAGTAGTCCTTACCCATGGTGAGATATATCTCGTGACAATGCCACGCGATAGCACCGAGTTCGAACTTGATCTGGTTCATCAAGGCTTGATACTTCCGCGGTGGAAGCGTCTCGCCGGTAGGATGAACGTCGATCAGACGTCGAATAAGACCAGAACGGCTGTCCGTGATCTTGACGGGCGAGTTTGAACCGATGAACATCATGGCGATGAAGCGCATCATGTACTTCGGCTTGTTCTTCTCATTGATCTCCATAGGCTCGTGAGCCACAAGAGCATTCAACTTCGAGTTGTCCGCGATCTTGCTCAAGTCACCATCGTGATCGATAGCGATAAGCGGGTTCGTCTTGAAGGCTTCGAGCGCAAACGAGTTGTTCGCACTTGTCAGTTCCTTCGCAATGAACGCAGTCCAGTATTCCTCGAACATCCATTGAATAATGTTCAAAATGGTGGACTTGCCGGTACCCTGGGAGCCGTAAAGAACCAGGAACTTCTGGATGGATTTGCTATCACCGGCAACAATCGCACCGATAGCCCATTCGAGTTTCGCCCGATTCTCTTCGTTATACAGAGTACCGACAAGTTCATCCCATGCCGAAATATCGCCCTCGGCAAGGTCATAAGGAAGACGTCGACTGACGTAGTCCTCCTTCTTAACCTCCGTATTACGGAAGGTAAGACGACTGTCCAACTGGTGGTAGTTGTCGGACAGATGACCCACGTAGTTCCGGAACTGGAGCCAACTGTTGCTGGAAAAGTCAGCGAGGTATTTCTTTCGGATATCGAAGATACCGGGTGTCTGCACCTGATAGTCTCTGATCGCTTCATCGACAAGTCGTTGTACGTCAAACTCGTCTGATGACCAAAGTCCCTTCTTCTCATCCCAGATCGCGTAGAAGTTCTTAGCCCGAACCATCAGGTCCTTAGACCTTCCCACATGGAAGTCTGGATATACTTCCAGAACATTCTTCTTCTGTGCGGACTCCCTCTCCTTGATCTTAAAGAAATCAAGAGTCTTCTGACTCTTAAACGTATCTGGTACGTCCTTCAGCTGCTCCATTACACCCCCTTTCCATCACCAACGTGGTCGAGTATTAACGTAGTGCCCCTCGAGCAAATACGATGACATGTGGTACCACAACTCGACGTCTCTCTGATCGCAAGTTGCATGATGAAGAGGGAAGAGGCCTCCTTCTCCATCATATGAATATCTCCTACTACATAGCCGGTCAAGAACCTCTTCCACCTCCTCTTCGATGGAAATCTCGTATACGGCATCCGAATATTGGTCTAGCTCTAGATTGTGCATGAACCGCCAGAACCATTCAACAGACGACCTCCCGGATTCAAAGGCCGCCAGTCGGGCGAGGGCAATGAACATCTCGAACATGCTGCATTCGAGATCTCGCCATAGCCCGTGGAGGTCATCAAACGATCGACCCCGGCTGGAGTTTAGGAACTCTATTCGGAGCTCTTTCCCATCCTCCAGCCGGTTGTCGTCATTTGGCACGAACCAGTAAAACTCCGTCGTGTATAGCTTCCGGCAGAGTTTCCAGAAGTTACGGTCAGGGTTTCGGTTCTTCAGCGGTCCGATTTGGCTGTAAAGCCATTCGAAATATGCGTCGTCCAGAGTTCCGACATCAGTCGCCATCTCGCATCCGTCGTGGTCGCTCCTTGGGCGCCTTGATGCCCAGTTCGACCTCGTCCATGCCCAGGACGATTGCGGCATAGGAGTTGTTCACCAGAATGACCTCGTACAGAGTCTGGTGCTCGTCATTGCGGATGTAGATGGACGTCTTGCCGTTGCCCTGCACGTCCTTGTGGAACATGTGCAGATGGCGTTCGCCGATGGTCTCGTCGACTCGATCGATCTGCGAATTGGCCTCGTCGCAGAGCGTGTCATCCACTTCGTAGTACGTGAGCGTGTCGAGAGAATATCCCGGCTCGTTCTCGAAGTAGTCTGCCTCCGTGATCTTGTAGGGCTCGCCCTCGATCTTTTCGTAGGTGTCGATCTCCTCATCGTCCGGCTCTTCGACCTCGTTCAGATCGATGACTTCCTGATGATCGAAGATGCTCTGGGTCTCTCCGGCGTTGGCCTTCTCGACCGCCGCATCGATCTTCTCGGAAGCTACCTCGAGGCCGGAATATCCCATCTGCTCGATGATGCGACGGCCCTTGTCGACGGCTGCCTGCACCTCGGGAGACGGGTTCTGAGCCATCTCGAGAATGGAGACCTCGCCCTCGCCCTTGCGAATGAGAGCGTAGCGCTGCTTGACGCTGTCGATCTCCGAGTTGGCCCAGTCCTCGTAACGGGTACGAAGAGCCTTATTGACGCTGACGTACGTGACGATGCCTCCGAGGACACCGCCCGTGACTGCCGAAACGACAGCCGTAGTGAGAACAGTCTTGTTCATCAGTTTTCTCCTAGATCTTTCCAGTGATGGAGTTCTTGACCGCAGTAGCAGTCTTCCGATTCGACGTGAGTCGGTTGTCCGTTTACTTCCGCTTCGAAGAAGACGAGGTGCGCCTGTCGATTAGCTACTTCGAGGACGGCTTCAACTTCGTGGAGCTGTTCGAAGAAGGTAGGCTGTTTCGAAGCTGCCGAAGCTCCTCGTTCTGCGAGAGGCGCTGCGTCAGATGCGGCTTCCTCACGAAGGGCTTCTTCGGAACCTCCGGCGAAGATGTCCCAGAGGAGTTGCTGCTCGGCAGTTCGTTCTTCGGGTCGGTCTTGCCGGTCGACGGATGTGAGGGCTTGCTCGTACCCTTCCCGTGTGACGTTGACCGGTTCCCCACCGACTTCGAGGATGTAGCCTGTGCCTTCCCCTTCGCGGACGAGCGAGACGGACTGGATGCGTGCGTGTCCGTCGAGGACGACTGCGACTGCTCGGCCGCCTTCTGCATCTCGAGCTTCTTCTGCGCGCTCAGACGCGTTGCGAGGGCTGCCGGGTTGGGGATTGACATCAGCGGTTCTCCTTAGTTTCTTCTGGATTTTACGGACACGACTCTTAGCGGTCATGGTTCTCCCTCAGGAGGCCGGCCTACGGGAATATCGCAGGCCGGCCGTGAATGTGATCAGATCTTGTCGAAGATGGTTCCGTCGACGTTGAAATCGAGCAGGATATAGCCGTGCTCGGTCTGGTAGTCCCGGACGTTGAACTCGATGAAGTTGTCGCCCTCGTGGTCGGGATTCTCCGGGTCGTAGATCCAACCCGTGATGACCGACGCAGGAGTGTCCTCGATGCCGAGCGTGTTCAGAACGTCACGAAGGAAGACGTGACCACGAGCCTTCAGTCGATCGTTGTACATGTTCTGAGCGACCTGAAGACGGAAGAGGTTGTCGTCGTGGAACCCCGTCCAGTTCTCGTTGGTGTTGTCGTATTTGAAGCGGAAAGGCGACGCGGCGTGTTCCCCATCGACGAGTACCTTCTGCTTCACCTTCTTACCGTTCTCACCCTCGACGGTCTCCGTGCGCTGACCAAGGAAGACGTCCCGGTCGTACTCCTCGCCGTGGTCCTCACGGACGCGCTCCCGGTAGGCCTCGTACGAAGCCGCAAGACCGTTGTACGCCGCCACGAGTGCCGCGTTCCGCTTGTTGAGGATGTTCTGTGCGCTGAGGATGCAGATGATACCGCCCGCTGCGAGCGTCACCGGCAGGATGTAGAGCTTGCCGACCTCGACGACATTTCGGACGTAGACACCCGTACGGTGCTGAACCGGAGCGTCACCCTCTTCAATCTGCTCGTTGACCCAGCGAAGTCGGTCCTGACCTTCATCGATCTTCTCTTCGAGCTTGAGGGTGTTCTTTGCCGCGAGAACACCGCCGACCACGACGCTCGTCACACCGATGGTGGTGAGGATCGCGGGAGCGTGCTTCTGGACCTGCATCAGTCCACGACTGATCGCCTTCTGTACATTGGGGCTGATATTCATCAGATTCTCCTTGTGAGATATGGTTGATTGTTGATGTTAGATCGCGTCTGCACGCGGCATCTCGAGGAGATATCCGCCACCCCTTGCAGGGCTGATTCGTGCTGCAGACAGATCTGTCCACCCGAACTTGAGATCGGTGTGTTCGGCAGTAATACCAACAGCACCGTAGAGGTCCGCCACCGTAGCGGATTCGTACTCGTCGACTAGTGCTAGCAGAGTGTCGAGCACCTGCTCTGCTTCGCCACGCGTCGGGATAAGAATCTCCCCGAAGTCGTGATTGGCACGGCCACGAGGACTGATATCCGGGCCCGAACGTTCGACAGCCTTCTCGGAAATGCCTCGGTAGTTCGTCTTTCCCGTCAGCTGGCTGCCGCGAGCCCTCGAACTCCGTGTGCTGCTCCCGAAGAGAGACCGCTCAAGTCCACCCGTGAACGTCTCGTAGAGAAGATCCTTCACACGCGGAATGATGATATCGAAGAGCACGTACTGACCGACCGACTCGGCACTGTCGCCGGCGAAGGTCTCCTTGAACTTGCTTCCGATCGACTTCTTTCGGGCCGTGCCAGATGCGATTTGCTGGATCTTGGGTCGTTCAGGAGTGCCAGCGGCCTCGTTTTTCGACTTCGAGCTGTTGCTTCCGTAATCGAACTTCGGCTTCTTTGCTTCTTCGGTCATTACCTGTTCCTTCTTGATGAGAGTGCGAGAAAAATGAAAGCCACAGTTAAGTGGCCTCCATTAGAGCATCAGTTGTCTTCCTTTTCAGGGGAGTCTTCCTCTGCATCGAGTTCGTTGATCGTGAGGATCACTTCGGTGATGTTCTTCTCGACGATGGACGCGATCTTGGCACCGATCAGACCGCCAGCGATGGCCGTTCCTACCTTGATACCGAAGGCCGGAAGGGCCTTGATACCGAGGGGGACGATCATCTTGACGGCAGAATCGATGGCAACACCGGCGGACGTCGAGACGACAATCGAAGCGATGGTCGGGACGAGTGCGATGAGCATGGGTTGTTCCTTTCAAGAGAGAGTTAAATGGGTCTCACTATAAGCTCGGTTTTTTATGCGAATTAACGCACGGCAAACGACGGCTCATGGCGAATGATGACTTCCCACCATTGAAAGTGGAGACGAAGAGTCATGAAGTCGTCGTCCATTTCCATCTCGAGATTGGCTTTGTCGGGAATACGGTTTGCGACACGAAGATACTCGATCAACTCGTCGATCTGGCCGTACTGTTCCTCGTTCCACACACTCGAAGGAACTACAAGAGTCTTCTCTCGGGAAGAGACTCTTGGTTCTTGAGGCATTACGAGCGTAGTCGTGCTAAGACCGCGAATACGCTTCTGGAGTCGATCCAAGTATGACTGGACGAGCTCGTTCTTCATGTTCATCAGTTTACTCCTTGGTACATACGAGCGGGCAGGGAATGTCGTCAGGACGGGCTTCCGTCAGATACTCCCCACCCGCTCTATCATATGTCGGGCCTTTTTAAGCGTCCTTGCCCAGGACAATATCACTCGTCGCTTTGTCCGGGACGAGCTACTAACATTCACCTCCGGTTCAGTGCCGGTTTATTTCTATCCCTGCGTGTTCCGCTCAGGATTTGGGCTTAGCCGGTGCCCTAAGTACTCGTGGTGGGACTTGAACCCACGACTCCGCACGTTTTTTGCGGTACTCTAACCAACTGAGCTACACGAGATACCCCGAAGGAATTGTGCTATTGGCCTTCGGAATTAGCCGCTCAGACCCATACCTGACTCGCTGCAGTTCATCAGTATAGGGTCACCGATATCTTTCCCAGGGTAGCGGGCGAAGTCGGCTTTCAATCTTGCGGCAGTCTTACTAGGATGAGAGTACTTCGATGAGTCGCCATCCGTAGTTGGGTTGCTTGGTCCTGACGTGAGTGAGCATCTCCTCACCTTCGCCCTGCGTCCGAGGGACGGGGATAACGGCGTCTTGCCATCCCCGTTCGGGAGTCCAGTACTGAAGTACAAACCGCTCCATGATGGGTCTCCGTTCAAGAGAAGTTGTGTGCCGACTCGATCTTTTCCACTAGATCCCTACGGCTATGAAGCACCGGCCTACGGACATATATCCGGATTATGTGGCGTACTAAACTTCTTCATAGTTGTTAACTAGCAGGTTAGCCGCAGTAGGTTGCCATTCGTTCCGCTCAAGACGGACTCTTACCCACGGACTCATTACCAAGAGGCAATTCGACCTACTCTAGAAGGCATAACTTCGGGTGGAACGCCTTCTAGTTCTGTGACTTGTCTCGCTGTGCTGCCTTCCAGGCCTCGAACTCCGCCTGCTCGTCGGTCTCTGCCGCGTGAGCACCAGTGGATGCCTGCTCGATCGGCGTCTCCTTGATTCGGAACGGCTTGTGATCGGCGGTCTCACTCGGAAGAGTGGGAGCCTTGCTGATCTCCGTGTAACCACCCGGAATGATAGGCGAATCCACACGAGCCGGCTCGGTCGAAGGCTCCGACTGGACATTCTGCTGGTGCGGGGGAACGGTCGGCTGGTTCTGCGGCGGCGCCTGGAACACGACATCGCCGGCCCGTCCGATGGGGGGTGCTTCCTCGAACTTTGGCTCCTCGAAGACTGCCTCGGGGATGTTCTGCTGGGTACGGAACTGTTCTGCGAGCTGACGTGCATCCGGCTTATATCCCTCGGGAACACCGCCCTGACCCTGCGCCTTGGCAGTAGCTCGAGCGATGAGCTCCTTGGGCATGAGACCCGTGATGAACTTCTCAGCCCGCGTACCCTCGTCCTCGAAGAGGTTCAAGAGCAGGTCGCTGTAGAGCGCCGAGTTCTGGAACCGCTGAAGGATCTCAGGCGACTTCTCGAAGTGCTTGCCATCCTCCGACTTGATGCCGTATGCCTTGTTGACGAGCATCTTGATGAAGGCCAGAAGCCGGCGAAGGTCCTTGTCTCGAATGGCGTCCTGCAGATCTGCCTGGATACCCTTCTCCGAGTCGGACTGGATCTCGACGAGCTCGAATTCTGTGAGGTTGAAGTAGAGGTCTTCGGTGCGTGGGGTGCCGTTGAAGTCGGTGTACGTGATGGTCTGCTTGAGCATTAGCTCTCCTTGATCAGTTCGAGGGTTTTATCTTGTACCGCATCCATGACCATATCGGTGTGATATTGATCATCTGCGATATTGCGAACACCCTCATGAAATTCCATGAGGAGTAGATTGGTTTCGGACTCGTCGCAAGCGGCCAAGAAAATGGCAGCCTGCTCTAGTGCTTCACCGTCACCGTTTCCTGCGGCCTTACGACCGAAGATGCGCATTGCGTAAAAATCACTAAGAGCGAGCTTTGCCATTTTCTTGGACCTTTCTTGTACTGAGTTAGGACGTGAGGAGACGAGCGTCGAGCATCTTCTTCTGCTTCTTCTTCGACCGACTCATCGTGGCGCCGGCGAACTTGGTGCTCGGAGCACCCGGAACCGGAGCCCAGAATGCGGCACGCTCGAAGATGGGGGTTCCGACCTTAGCCGGCTTCTCGAACTTGATCCCGGCGCGCTTACGAGCCTTACGTGCTGCAGTTGCCATGTGAATATCCCTTACCAGATTCTGCCTTCGATCCAGCGTTGTGCTGAATAGGCGGTTGATTGATAGATCGTGTTGAAGAGAGAAGCGCGCTCCACCATGGCCGAATATGTTCCGGAATCCACGATGAAGCGACGCTCCCGATCGAGAATAACTGCGAAGTCGTCCTCGGGTATTGCCTTACTGAGTGTTGGTGAAGATGGCATCATCGTACGTGAAGCCGGCCGAGACCTGCATGGTGATGTTCGCAGCGTCGAGAACCGAATATGCCTGGAGCCACTTGATGGTCTGGCCGGGAAGCAGGACGGTCGTCGGAGGGAAGCCGATACCCTCAGCTGTGTCGAAGACTCCGGGTGCCTCGACCCCACCGGAAGTGGCCGTCCCGTAAACGAGGGGCTCGTAGTTCTCATCGGAGTTGTTGGACAGAACGAACTCGAAGAGGACGGTGGAATGACCCTCTACAGCACCAGCGGCATAGTCGGACGGCGTGTACGGAGCCGGCACAGAGACGGAGAGGGAGACGTTGTTGTCCCAGGTGACGGTCTCACCGAAGGCATGCACATCGTTCGTGGGCTCCGGCGGTGATACGGTGTCGGGTGCAGCCGCCTGAGAAGCCTCCGGATCGGCGGCCTCGGCCTGCGGAGTTGCAGCGCAGCCGGTGAAGACGTAGACGAACACGAGCGCCAGAAGGACAGCGACGGTGAGGAGAACGGGACGGGTGTGGTGGAGCAGGATACGGTCACGCATGATTTTCCCCTTTCAAGAGAAATAGTTTGGTAGTGCGATTGAGGTGTTTCTGTGTTACCGGCGCGAGTCTCTGATGATGATCCAGATGAGCCAGAGACCGCATGTAAGGACGATGAGAACCGCGTCCATCAGGAAATTGAAGCATCCGTAATTCCGAGGAGGATACGGAGGATTGTACACATATACGATCTTCTTGCTCATCAGAATCACCTCTCAGTGATGATGGATTCTGCTAGTTCTTCGAGTGTGAATGACATGTCTGTTCCGGCGTAGTGACCGTCCCATTTGTCGCTCTCGGGGTTGGTCCGCTCATTGATTCCTTGCTCAAGAATCTTGGCGGCTTCGCGAAGTTGCTCGGGGCTGATCGACACGTAGGTACCAGTGGAGATCGGAGCACCTCGGTGAGGACTATAGCGATTCAACGGCATGATGTCTCCACGAGAAAGAAGGAAGCCTCTGCACGGGTTAGGTACAGAGGCTTCCTCAAGTGATCCGATTACTCGGTGGTGGCATCGGCGATTGCTTCGCCGGCCTCGGTGGTGATCAGGAGGACGTTCTCGGTCTGGTCCTTCATCTTGGACAGCACGACGGCGGTGGCGATGACGCCAACCGTGACGGCTGTTGCGATGATGACCTTCTTGCGAACGTCGTTCTTGTTCTCCTTGAGGGCGGTGACGAGCTTGTTAGCCATGATGTTTCCTTTCAAGAGTATGTGACGGGTGTCACTATATGGCGTGTTTTTTGTGCGAGGGTTAGTTGTCGATACCTGCGAAATACACAAGAATGACGACGATTTGAGAGAGGAAGAACGCGAACAGAACCCTATAAAACAGCCCGCGTTTCTTATCACTCAAAGCCAGGCCTACCTTCGATGCAAGCCTTTGGGAAATCATGATAGGGACCGTGAATGGTCTCCAACATCGGCTCATCCCCACGAATATCTTCTAGACAGGAGATACAGACCCCTTGGCTCGAATTCTTCTTGAGAATATCGTCGATTCGAACGGCTCTTTCCTCAGCCGTCTCATCTTGGTAGGATATCGACATTACCTTTCCTTTACATACAGGGGTCCCAATGACCCTCCTGAATATCGTCATCCAAAAGGGCCATCGGGGTGTCATCCGGTTTATCCCAGCAACCGCACTGGCATTTGACTACTTTACCAAACGCGGTGATACCCAACCTTGGGAGGAAATCGGTACGACAGAGCGAGGACAGGCTTGTCATCCTCAAGTACGGCCGTGAACTGAATCTCCAGAGGAGTCTCGTTGTTCCAGCCGATGTCGTCACCCCCAGCCACCCGGCCGAGACCGATCTTGCTGTAGAAGTCGTTCTGGGAAGCGTACATGTCTCCCAGAATCTGGCGATTGATGTCCACCTCAGCCCGCTCGATATCGAGACGCGAACTCTCGAAGAAGCGACCGGTGAGAGTGTCGAAGCACAGGACCTTGTCAGTTCCCACGAAGACGATCTCGGAACCTTCGGCGCTGTGGACTTTGTCGGACGCGATCTCGTCCACGACCTTGGCCGCCTTGGGCTTTCCGACGACTGCTTCGACCTTGTCCCGGTACTCCCGGAAGGCCGTCTCTCCGACAGCGATCATTCCCATGAGGGCTGCGTTTCGACGATTGCCGATGGCGGTGCCGGCGATGATGCAGGTGACCGTGACACTACCGATCAGAAGGACCGGAATGTGTCGTTTCCAGCCGATCTCGAACTTCTCCTTGCCGGTGAGAACGCGGTCCGTCGGGTCGACGATGTGTGTGGCCTCGATGACTTCCTGCTGGTAGACACGTCCTGCCTTGTGGGCGAGAAGACCAGTAGCCACCACGCCACCGACTCCGAGGCCGGCGAGAATGGTAGGGGCATTCTCCTTGAGGGTTGCCTGGGTGCGATTGACGAATGCTTCGAGTGTCATGCTTGTTCCTTTTCAATGATGTAGTCGTCCTGATCGAAGAGCTGGACATTGGGCTTCTTGTATGCTCGAGAGAGAGCCAGGACACCTTCGGGCGTGTCGACGTCGACCCACACACCATCGCTCATGATCTTGAGCCTCATACGAGCAGCTTCTCGTTTACGTTGTGCCGAAACGGTAATGATGTATGCGGCCCACATTACGATAGCGAAACCGCCACCAAGCCAGAGTGCACTGGAGATCGGTGCGGTCTCGAGATAGCCGGCGAGGGCGAAGATTGTGATGAAGCAGATGAGGAACAGCAGAATCTCGAGAATATCGCGAGGCTTGAGGTGCTTCATGGGTTCTCCTTTCAAGAGGACATAATTTGAATGCCTAGTTCCAGAATCCCTTGCGGGAAAATGGTCTCGAGGCATTAAAGGAAAGGCGTTGCGAGCTGGCAACGGTGAGGACTATCTAAAGTCTTCCCTTTCATCATAAGGTGTGTTTTTTGTGCGAGGCCGAGCCATCTTGGCATTGACGGCACACCCATCTCCTTGATCGACAAACCCAAATTTCGAGTAAAATCGAACCAATTGCTCCGGATTGAGCATGGTCTGAACGGGCCCTCCATAGCCTCTCGCGAGCAAATGTAGCTCGAGACCATTTTTGTCGGCGAACTCGATTACTCGCGTTAGAAGCCCCGTAGCGTGTCCCTGACCACGTACTCTAGAGTAGACATGACTCACTAAACCTCTGTCGCCCGAAATAACGACGGTACAACGAGCTGATTCGTATCGAAACTCCTCTACGCGTTTATTCATTTGTCTCTTAAAATCCTTTCTGACAAAGAATATAGCCCGTGTTAGGGGCTATACGCTTGTAGTTCACTCAGTGGTGATGGAGTTCTGCAGTGCTGTGTCGGCAGCGTTGGCCAGCACGTGGATGACAGCGACCGCTGCGATCGTGACTACGGTACCGAGGATCAGCTTCTTTGCGAGTCGGGTAACCGCCACTTCAGTAATGGCGGCGTACTCAACAGCAGTGAGCTTCTCTTCGGGTTCCGTGTTCTCGTTCACAGCAGGCTTGTCTTCGACGAGGCGGAGTTCGAGCTTGCGGTTCTTAAACATTGCGGTTCCTTTCAAGTAAATGAGGGTTCTCAATATAAGCTCTGTAATCTGTGCGAAAGGAGAAAAGAGAAAGGGCCTGTAGAGGCCGATTCCCTTTGATTTGGTCCTGTGGTTACATCTTGGATGCGCGGTAAGCGTACGCAGTGGCAGTCACGTTCTTCGCGATCGCGTTGAGCAGTGCGGTACCGACAGTGGTACCAACAACGATCACCGTGAGGGCGAAGGCGGGGTCTTCCTTGAAGCGTTGCTTGAGCTTGTCCATGATGGGTCTCCTTTCAAGAGGGTTTCACCATAAGCTCTGTAAATCGTGCGAAAACGCGATAAAGAAAGGGCCCGTAGGCCCGATCTTCATTCAGGTGAGTCGTCGTCTTCTTTGAGGATGTTGTTGATGACATCTTGCGCTGCAAGGTAGTTGGCCAGAGCTGGGCTGACATCCTTCTGCCACTGTACAACCATCGAACGGACTCCGTTGTGATAGCCGATTGTGTAGGCGATGATGCCAACTCCAAGAATGGTCAGGATACCTTTAGTGCGGTTGTCCATGGTTTGTCCTTTCAAGAGTTTGGTTCTCACCATAAGGTCAGTTCTTTACGCGAGGCTGTACCAAAGTTTTCCGCCGGGGAATTTTTGACCTTGTGAAAAACAAAACGCTTGAAAACAGGAATGGCCTGTACGACGGTTAAGTCAATACAGGCCACTCCCATTTTGAAGGTTCTAGTGAGGTTTCGTTTAGCTTTTCAGCTTGGATACGAACCCAAGACTCTTCGAGACCACCGTGTAGCCGAAAGCCTCAAAGATGACGATGAGCGCGATACTGCTGACGCTTCCGATGACAGGGATCCAGTCCTTCAGCTCGGTCTTCGAGGGCTTTTCGCCTTCTCGAAGCTTGTAGAGCGTTTCCAGAGTGGACACCTGCTTCAGATAGCGTTCGGTATCGGGGTCACCACCAATGATGTGGTTTTCGAGTTCTTCGATGGCCTTGTCGAGGCGGGTCGGGTCCTGGGCTTTCTTAAGCATGGGGTCTCCTTTCAAGAGTTCTCACTATAACCCCTGTTTTTGTTGCGACCTAGTGGCGTAGCTCCGGAGGGAGCAGGTCGACCACCTTAAGACGGACCACGTCCTGCTCAGCCATCTGTGCCAGTCCGTTGTCCAGGCTGAGACGGAAGGTCTCCTTGTCCGGGTCCGGGTCGTTGGCAATGTACTGACCGTCGTACTGGACCGGCAGGTTCTCGTACCGCTTGGAAGCGATCTTGAGAAGGACACCCGCGAAGGTGCCGAACAGTCCGGCAGAGGCCACTATCTCAGTCGAGTTCGGCCAACCCCAGAGAACTGCAAGGCCGGCATAGAGAGTGACTGCCGCCGGGAAGGCGATGGTCACGCCGTCCTTCACGATGTCGTATGCAGTGTTGCTGAAGAGAGGGTTCGGGGTATTTGCGTCCGCACGAAGCGGCTTACCGTTTGCATCAGGCATTTTTCTCCTTTGTTATACTCTTGTAGTCTTCCAAACGCCATTAACTCTGACGTATGGTTCTGCGGGCACCCAAATTCCACCGACCCTTACATAGGGAACAGAGTTTTTCCAGACACCATTGACTCTTACTAAAACGCCTCCGAGCGTGTAAAACGATCTACCGGAAGACCAAGCCCCCCAACCGTTCGCATTACGACCTCTAGCCCAAGCAGCATAATATTGTCCGGGTTTTAGGCCTGTCAGGTTGTTTGTACCATTGGAGCCATACAAACTATTTCCAGAACCAGTTTGTGACCCACCATTAGTACCGAAAGCAAGCTGCCACTCAAGAACTCCAGATCCACCATCACCGTTACTACTAAACTGTGTCCTCACAGTCTCATGAGTGATCAGTGAGAATGCTACAGGCGTTGGTGCGGGAGGAACAGTTGAGCGCTGAATCCATACGGTGAAGTCTGTCGCGCCACCAAGACCAATACTTCCTGAGTCATTCTTATGGAAAGTGACATTTTGTGACGAGCCAACATATACAGACCCGAGATGGCGCCATCCCATACCAGCTTCATAACGGAACGTTCCGCCACCGCTAGTACCATTTGCGTACCAGGCCCAACCCATGTCATAGTCGAACGCACTTCCATTGCCGGCAGTGATGTGGAATTCAACCCATCCGCCCGTGTCCCGGATGAGCATGGTGCCGGTACCACCATTAACGGTTTTTGTATAATCGGCCATTAATCCACCTACAATGTCTTGAAGTGAATATCGCCGTTTGAACCCGTAGCGTCGCTGGGCTTAGATGTACTCGACGTAATTCCAAGATTCGTACGAGCACCGGACTTTGTGGACGAGCCAGTCCCTCCTCGAGATACCGGCCAAATCGAAAGGATAAGATCCTTAACATTCGCGATAAGGTCTCGAGTTCTGTTGATTTCACGAGCCCCGTACCGGACTTTACCTTCTTCGCCCGTATTTGGGACGAGAGGATATCCGGCCGCAGCTGCATCATCACCAATAGCCATTGTTCCTCCTTAAATTCATTCGAGCTGCTCGTCCCATGTACCAATAGCAGTATCCCAGACGCCAGACGCGTCCCAAGCAAACCACGTACCGGGCGTGATGAAGATATCGACAGCGAGTGTGGGATACGCCCGCTCACCTTGTGCGTCATCTACGAATATCTGCTCCGTAACACGCATTCGGTTCGTGAGCCCATCGTCATTTCGCATCTCGACAATATCGCCGAGTTCATAGTCGATACCGTAACGATATGGACTGTTTGCCGGAAGTTCTCCATCAATTGCCTGGATCGCTTTGTACTTACTGAGTTCTTCCTTGCCTCGTTGTTCGAGTTCGGCATCTAGCGCTGCTCCGGCAGTTGTCTCTATATCGCTAGCTGAGACAATGGCTACCTTACGATTGAATCCGGTGGCTACTTCTGCGTCTTCATCCGCATAGACCCAACGAGAACCGTATTTGGCCACGACGAGAACGACGTTTTTATAGAGTTCGATTGAACTGAACTCCGACATGTTAGTCAGATTCTCAAGATCTGGCGCAAAGATAACCGCGGGCAAGGTCGCCTGAGTCGATGTGCGATCATCGCCTGTGTAAATATTGAAGTACAGCTTTGAATCATCCGGTCCTCGATAGAGACGGAATCCAAGACCATACGCGTCACAGACATCTTTTATCGCCTTGTATAGGGTCATCGGAGGAAACGACAATATGACGTTCGCATCTGGCTCGAGAATGGTATTTACCGGATAAAGCGTACCGCTCTGGTACAGTGGCAGAATATCTGCGGAACTCAACGCTCCAACGACCATGATGTAGTCGAACAATGCCCGTAGTGCATCTGCTGGTGGTGCGGCAGGAAAGACCATGTTTGGATCTGTGTTCAGACCATTCATGTTCAAACGTACCACTCGACTTTCGAGTTCGGTGCCCTCCAAGGACCGGCCGGATATGGTCAACATCGACCGGCCCTCGGAGTCATCCTTATTCTCAGCATTCTCGATCGTCATAACCCTTTTGGAGTTATTCATCGCGAGACGCGTACCCTTCGCCAGCTGAATCCGGTTTTGGGGTGTCGAATGGATTACAAGCTGAAAGTCGCCATACGCTGTGTGGCGCTCGGTCCAGATGCAGGATTCATAACGATCAATGACCGTTGTTCTACGAAACTGATCGTCAAGAATATACACCTCCATCAAAGACCTCCATGCTTGTTGGTGTACTGAATGGTGTAGGGGATCGCCGCTCCTTCCGCATATACGCGGAGGTCATTAAGCCCCGGCTGGAAACGTGTCCAGTCTGAATACGGTGAGACTGTATACAGAATAGACGAAATAACGGTACCTCGAGTTAGGTTTGCGTACTTGTTTCCGGGAACTGTAGAGATCTCGATCACGTCCCCAGCAATGAAGTTACCCACTACTACGAGAGTACGGACTTGTTCTCCGGCTGGTTGGTGATAGATCGTAAACGTTGTTAGGGCACGATCGACGTTCAACGTGAAGACAATGCCGGTGTCGACAGTCCCCTCGTAATCGATCGTGCCCATAAAGGTACCCTCGGTAGTAGATCCAGCTACTTCGACTTGAATCGGCTCATAGAAATCCGGATCAAAGCATAGTACCGAGATCGTTGCCACGGGCTCTTTGACGAACAGCGGGCAATCAAAGGTCTCCACGCGCCCCGAAATATTCACGGTTGGAAAATCATCCGTATAGAACGTGAAGTTGCTGTTCTGACGAGGCATAAACCAGCGGTACAGGTTATTACGAAGCTCCCTGACAGTTTGTGTTGTATAGTCAGGTTCAAGCCCCAGCTTCAGGATAAGATTTCTCTTCTCCCGTCGAGCGGACTGGTACTGTTCCCCGTCCAGGCGCGCAAAGCTCGTAGAGACAATGTTTGCCGGGACGGGGTCCAGTCCGTCGATGCCCTGTACCAGATAGCCGCCTGAAATATCGTCAAGCGGGAGCGACAGCATTACGCCCTGATCGGTACGTGCTTCGACTTTGTTAAGCATCGGTTGTTGTCAACTCCTTCTTGGCTACAGACAGCTGGTTGTTTGTTCTGCGATAGATCTCGGCATTGGTAAGTGCCTTCGGCGAGTTGTTGATCTGCGTGAAATTGACATCTCCACTACGGCTTTCCATCCAGCGCTCGTAGTCCACCTGGTTCGCCGACTCTTGCGCAGCCAATCCAGAGGACTGGGCATAAGATGCATACGCAATGCTCTTATCGAGCGTGAGAGCGGGTGGAGTAAGAATACCACTCAGAAGAGTAGCATCCTTTCGAATTCCGGAAAGATCCAGCACCGGTCGAATAGTCGGATTCATGCTCATATTGTCAGACACAGCCGAAGAGATGTTGGCAAGCGATTTCTTGGTCGCATTCAATGCCGTCTCTCCGACGTACTTACCGGCCTTCTCAACAATACCCACAGTCTCGACGAGACCCTTAGCTGCACCCTTCGTCGACCATGAACCAATCTCGAAGAATTTCCGTGACGGAGAACGAATCCCCAGGAAATTCTTTGCCGCATTAAGAGCACTTTCTGCCATATTCTGAGCAGCACTGACGATTTCGCCAATACCCCCACTAATACCATTGACCATACCTCGGACAATGGCGGCAGCAAGACGCCCGCCAGCACGACCCATTGCTTCTGCATTGTTGTCGATCGCAGTTGCGATTCCGTTAACCAACTTGATGATGGCCTTAGCACCCTCGTCAGCAAGACGCGGAACTTCCCTAGCGATTGCCTGAATTAGCGCAATCATCAAGTTGGTTCCCGCCCGAGCAATACCCGGAACCTTAGACTCTATTCCGTTCAGAACGCCGATAATCAGGTTTCCACCCTTTTCGACAAGAATCGGAACATTCTCTTCTAGCTTCGCAGCCAATAGCATCAACAGATCCCATAAGGTATTTATAACCAAAGGACCAACATCAGCGATAGCCGTGATAAGCGATGTGAGAAGAGTCGTCATTGCCGCTGTAAACTGCGCACCGCCCCCTGCAATCACCAACGCGAAGTCAATGATGCCCTGAGCGAATGAAGCCATAGCTGCTGGAATTAGACCGATGAGTGTGGTTAGTGCCATTTTGATTGCTTCTGCACCAAGTGCTGCAGCCCCGGCAAGAGCGATGAAGCCCGCCGCGAACATGAGCATTCCAGCACCAGCGAGGAATGCGCCGACGCCAATCAAAGCAATCGCCCCGCCAAGAGCAAGGAATGCCGGAATAGCTGGTAGCAGAAGTACACCACCAACCGCCAGGATCGCCAACGCACCACCCAGAACAGT